ACAGAAACTCCTACGTCTCTTCCCTCAAACTTTAAAGGAAATTCTTCTGCTCTTGGAACAGATATTACTAACCCACAATGGACTATTTGACTACGCTTTTTAGTCGATTAACAAATTTTGTCTTCGGACAACGAAACTTAGAATACGTTGGACGCTACCACGCTCCTCCTCACTCAGTTCGACCAAACCCATTCAACATTCAAAACCATCAGAAAACATTAGACCATGCGTTTCGACGCTATCTCTATCCTCCTGAAATTGATATGATTGAAAACCAACTCCGTCGCTCCGACGTCTCTGAAGAAGCTATCCTCGCTGATTTCTTCGCTAACGATGTTGAACCACACGACGTACCAATGGACGAACACTTCGAATACGGCCTTGCATCTATGCTCGACGCCTTCCGACCTCCACAAAAATGTTTACCCGTACATCTCTACGATGTCGAACATCACTATCCTTACAAATGGCAAGTCAATGCTGAAGCTCCCTTCTCCACAGATGAGAACTTTCTCGCCCGACGTCCCACATTCCGTCAAATTTTTGACAGACTCAACGACCTCTACTCACACATTGCAGTAGACTGGTCCCGACGCTATGGCAATAAAAAGAACGATCACACGTTTCTCAACGATGTCGTTCCAGCAAAATTCGGTCCTATGAAAGAAACAGTCTTCTCCTGGACACACAGATGGCAACATGTCATTAAATCCGGTTTCACCGACCTCGCCGGACTGTTCAAAGACTATTACTTCAATACAAGATACATTTTCCCGATGCTACTTCACACGAAAACAGCAATCGTCAAGAAAGATGATCCCAACAAGATGAGAACAATCTGGGGCTGCTCTAAGCCTTGGGTTATCTCCGACACTCAGTTTTACTGGGAATACGTCGCCTGGATCAAGCTCAATCCCGGCATCACTCCGATGCTTTGGGGCTTTGAAACCTTCACTGGTGGATGGCTCAGATTGAATGCTCAACTCTTCTCACAGTACTTACAACATTCGTTCGTAACGCTAGACTGGAAACGTTTTGACAAACGCGCTTACTTTTCCGTCATTAAACGAATCATGTACGGTGTACGAGAATTTCTCGACTTCGAAAATGGCTATCTTCCTACCAAGGACTACCCTGACACGGTGTCAGACTGGACTCACGAACGTTCGCTCAAACTAGAACGACTCTGGCTCTGGACGCTTGAAAACCTTTTCAACGCACCGATTGTCTTACCCGATGGATCTATGTATATTAGACACTTCGCAGGCATCCCCTCCGGACTATTCATCACCCAACTCCTCGACTCCTGGTATAATTACACTATGCTCGCAACCCTTCTATCCGCTCTCGGCTTTAACCCGAAAGCTTGTATCATTAAAGTACAAGGCGATGACTCAATCATCCGCCTTAACGTTCTTCTCCCTCCCGATGATCACGATTCTTTTTTGGCCAAGCTGCAAGATCTGGCTGACTACTACTTCAAGTCAGTGATCTCACTCGAAAAGTCAGAAGTGAAAAACACTCTTAACGGATGTGAAGTCTTATCCTACCGCAACAGATTTGGACTACCTTATCGCGATGAAATCGCCATGTTAGCCCAGTTCTACCACACAAAGGCTAGGAACCCGAGCCCCGAAATCACGATGGCACAAGCTATTGGCTTTGCTTTCGCATCATGCGGCAACCACAAACGTGTTCTTTCCGTCTTATCAGACGTATACGAATACTACGCACAACAAGGTTTCACACCTAACCGTGCCGGATTGTCACTTGTCTTCGGAAACTCACCCGACCTCGTAATCCCTCACTACGACTTATCTCATTTTCCAACCGAGTATGAGATCAAACAGTTCTTAACGAACGCCGTTTATCACAATGCAG